CAGTCTATGGGATTTAAAAAGAACCCAGCCGTTGCTACGATGAAAGATGCCACTGAAACCCTTAATAAAATAGGGATTCAGCTAGGCTTGACCCCTAAAGGACGGGCAGAATTGGCTGAAATAGCTGGAGGACAAGCTGACAATACATCTATGAAAGATAAGATGGCAGCATTCTTCAAATAAAGGAGGTGAAACATGCAAGAGATTGATTTAACTAAGTCGAAAGATGTAATCGGTGCTTATAATAGCATCGATTTTTCTTATGAGCGAAAAACTTATACCGACTATGGCACACAATACTGTTTCAATGTGTTAGATGGCAAGATTGTCGCTGGTTACAATATTCAATTAGCATGTTTCCGACACCTCCGAGACTTGCAACGACAAGGGAATGAAGATTTCCCTTATGTCTATTCGATTGAAGCGTTTAACCGTTTCTTGAAATTCTTGTCTCTAGTGCCTAACGTTGATGATCTCAGCCAAAAACTAGAGCCTATGGATTGGCAATATTTCATATTTGCCCAGCTATTCGCATGGTTTGATTTGGACGATGTACCAAGGTTTTCAAATATCATTATCTCGATTGCCCGTTCACAAGGTAAAACGATGATAGCTGGTATCTGCCTTAATTTCTCTTATCTGATTGAGATTATCGGGCAAAGTAACCAAGACTTCCTTGTTAGTTCGCTAAACTTCGACCAAACAATGAAACTGTTTACCTACGTTAAATCTATGATGGCTAGAATCATTGAGAATGAGCCGTTTAAGTCATTAGCAGAGGAAACGCAACTTCAATTATATTCACGAGAAATTAAATCGCTCGTGGACGCCAATACCATTCACACTATCTCGTTTGAATCTGGTAAATTTGACGGTAAGCACTTTAAAACCGCCATTTCTGATGAGGTCGGTGAACTTAGAACGGATGAGGGTATTTCTAAAATCACATCCGGACAAGTTAACACCGAGGGCTCACGTTTTATTGAAATTTCGACTTCTTACCAAACGCCCGATGTTCCATTTCATCAAGAGCAAAAGAAACTGATTGAGATTATGGAACGTGACTTTGACCGTTCCGGTGATGATCAGCTATGTCTAATTTGGTCTCAAGACAATCTAGAAGAAGTCTTTAAGCCGGAAACATGGTCAAAGAGCAACCCACTACTTAACCACCCTAAACTAAAGGATGGACTGATGAAAGGGCTACTTTCTGAACGAGATAAGAAATTACTCATGGGAAAATTAGCCGATTTCCAAGTTAAAAATATGAATTGCTGGTTATTAGCAGATAGCAATAGCTTTCTTGATCTAACAGATATTGAAAATGCAGTCGTTGATGAATTTGATATCAAGGGGAAACGTGTTTATGTCGGGCTTGACGCTTCAATGTTTAGCGATAACACGGCTATTGGTTTCGTCTATCCCTATGTTACTGAAGATGGCAGTCAGAAATGGCATATCGAACAACATAGTTTTATTCCATGGCAACAAGCGGGCTCGTTAGAAGCCAAGATGGAACAGGACGGGGTTAACTATCGAGACTTGGAAACCAAGGGTTTTTGTACGATTACCAGTCACCCACAAGGGTTAATCAATCCAGAGGAAGTTTACCGTTGGTTTTGTGAGTATGTAGAAGACAATCAGCTTGATGTAGTCTTCTTCGGCTATGACGCTATGGGGGTTTCAAAGCTTATCAAAGCCTTGGAATCTAACACGAGCTTTCCACTTATGCCGATTAGACAACGCACAAGCGAGTTAAAAGACCCGACTAAATTCCTTCAAACGCTATTTATCGAAGGTAATATCACTCGCCTTGATGATGAGATTATGCGAAAAGCCTTGATAAATGCGGTAATCAAAGAGGATAACATCGGTATTCAAGTCGACAAAATGAAATCGACCTATAAAATCGACGTTGTGGATGCTCTTATCGATGCGTTTTATGATGGTATGTATGCGTTCGAAGACTACGCTATTACTAACAACCCAACGTGGAAGGTAGAGCACATGAGCCAGGAAGCTGTTCTAAATTGGCTGAAAAACCCAGATAGTGGGCTACTAGAGGAGTATTAATACATGATTTTGAAGTTTTTTAAGGCGATTTGGGCTATTTTTGACATTTTGATGTTCATTTTAGCTGCAATTTCGCTTAATCTGACCACTTATAACCTCGGTTACGTGTGGTTTGGTGTCAGCATGACCATTACATTCGTACTAGCAGGTTTAATTAGTGAGCTAGCTGGCAAGAAAGGCTAGAAAGGAGGTGATAATAATTGCCGATATTTAATTTAGCAACCGAAAGCCCACCGAATAACCAAGGGGGCTTTTTTGATATCACTGATCCAGAGTTTTTAGCTACTTTGAATGGTAGTGAGTGGGTATCAGCCGAAACTGCTCTAAAAAACTCGGACCTATTCTCTATTATCAGTCAGTTGTCTAACGACCTTGCGACCGCTAAACTAACGACTAGCCGAAAACAAATGCAAGGCATCGTGGATAACCCGTCAAACAGTGCTAACCGTTTCAATTTTTACCAGTCTATCTTTGCTCAAATGCTATTGGGTGGTGAAGCCTTTGCATATCGATGGCGTAATGACAATGGGCGTGATATGAAGTGGGAGTATTTAAGACCATCTCAAGTCACTTTCAATCGATTGGACAATCAGAATGGTCTTTATTACAACATCACTTTCGATGACCCACGCATTCCACCGAAACAACATGTTCCACAAAGCGATATCTTACACTTTAGACTGCTTTCTGTAGATGGTGGGCTAACAAGCGTAAGTCCGTTGATGGCTCTAGGTAGAGAACTAGACATTCAAAAGGCTAGTGATAAGCTAACGCTTAATTCCCTTAAAAATGCCCTAAATGCTAATGGTATTTTGAAAATTAAGGGCGGTGGTTTGCTCGATTTCAAAACTAAGGTCTCACGCTCTCGACAAGCAATGAAGCAAATGCAAGGCGGTCCGTTGGTACTGGATGATTTAGAGGACTTCACACCCCTTGAAATCAAATCCAACGTGGCCCAACTACTTAAGCAAGCGGACTGGACGACCGGACAATTTGCCAAAGTCTACGGTATCCCAGAGAATGTTGTCGGTGGACAAGGTGACCAACAATCATCACTAGAAATGAGTTCCAATGTGTACTCTAAAGCAGTCGCACGTTATTTAAGACCGTTTCTTAGTGAGTTGTCTCAAAAACTTTCATGCGATGTGGACGCTGATATTTTCCCAGCGGTTGACCCGACTGGTGCTAACTATATCAGCCGTATCAATAGCATGGTTAAAAGCGGCACACTCGCACAAAATCAAGGTTTGTATATTTTGCAACAAGCTGAGATTTTGCCTAAAGAGTTGCCGAAGGGTGAAAACCCTAACCGAACCGTATTGAAAGGAGGTGAGACAAATGGGCAAGATTGACATTAAAGGCGATATTGTAAGCGATGATGCTGGTGCTTTTTACGAATACTTTGGCATGTCTAGTACCTATCCCAAACTGGTACAGGATGCCATTGCTAACGATGAAGACGAAGAAATCACGCTTAATATAGCGTCAAATGGTGGTGATGTGTTTGCAGCTAGCGAAATCTATACAATGCTTAAATCAAGCGGCAAGCGTATTGTGGTTAATGTGCAAGGGCTTGCTGCTAGTGCTGCAAGTGTCATTTCTATGGCTGGTGATACCGTGCGTATCAGTCCAACGGCACATATTATGATTCACAAAGCGTCTACTGGTGTCATCGGAAATAGCGATGACCTAGAGCATCAATCAGCGGTCTTAAATAGCATTGATGAGTCTATCGCTTTGGCTTATGAAATGAAGACTGGTCTTAAACAACCAGAATTACTTGATCTCATGGCTAAAGAGACATGGCTTAATGCTAAAACTGCCGTTGATAAAGGCTTTGCGGATGAAATCATGTTCTTCGATAACGATGAAGAAGAAATCATGGTTACCAACGCCATACATCAACTACCAAGCAAATCAGCAATCACTAAATTTAAGAATATGATTGCTACACCTAAGACCAATACATTGCGTGAGCAGAAATTGGCTATTCTACTTGAAAAATGAAAGGAAGATGATTGATGAAAACATCAAACGAATTGCATGACCTTTGGGTTTCACAAGGCGACAAGGTCGAAAATCTTAATGAAAAACTTAACGTAGCTATGCTTGATGATTCAGTAACCGCTGAAGAATTGCAAGCAATCAAAAACGAGCGTGACACTGCGAAAATGAAACGTGACATGTTCAAAGAACAATATACTGAAGCTCGTGCTAGCGAAGTAGCTAACATGACTGAAGAAGACAAGAAACCTTTGACTGAGAATGAAGAAGAAGTGAAAGCTAATTTTGTCAAAGACTTCAAAAACCTTGTTCGTGGTCGTTACCAAAACTTGCTTGATTCTAAAACAGACGCATCTGGTTCTGACGCTGGCTTGACTATCCCACAAGATATCCGCACAGCTATCAATACATTGGTTCGTCAATACGATTCATTGCAAGAGTACGTTAACGTTGAAAACGTAACTACTCTTACTGGTTCTCGTGTTTACGAAAAATGGGCTGACATTACTGGACTTAACAAAATTGATGATGAAGCTGGTCAAATCGGTGCAAATGATGATCCAAAACTTTCTCTTATCCGCTACGCTATCAAACGCTATGCTGGTATCTCAACAGTAACTAACAGCTTGCTTGCTGATTCTGCCGAAAATATCCTTGCTTGGTTGTCTGGTTGGATTGCTAAGAAAGTTGTTGTTACTCGTAACAAAGCTATCTTGGATGTTATTGCAACACTTCCAACTAAACCAACATTGACTAAATGGGATGACATCATCGACCTTGAAGCTAAAGTTGACCCAGCTATCAAACAAACTTCATTCTTCTTGACTAACACTTCAGGCTTTACTGCTCTTAAAAAAGTTAAGAATGCAATGGGTGACTACCTCATGGAACGTGATGTTAAATCACCAACTGGATACTCAATTGATGGATTTGCAGTTAAAGAAGTTTCTGACCGCTGGCTTGCTAACGGTACTGGTGGAGCTATGCCATTGTACTTTGGTGACTTGAAACAAGCGGTAACATTGTTTGACCGTCAACACTTGTCACTACTTTCAACTAACATCGGTGGCGGTGCTTTCGAAACGGATACTACTAAAGTACGTGTTATTGACCGCTTTGATGTGGTTAAAACTGATGAAGAAGCGTTTGTGCCAGCATCATTCAAAGCTATCGCTGACCAAAAAGCTAACCTTACTGCTGGAGCTTAATTAGGAGGTAAGTAATGAGTGTATCTAAGGAAACTATCATGCAGACCCTCAATCTGGATGAGACAGACGACACTGCACTCATTCCAGCTTACATTGAATCGGCTCAACAGTACATTATCAATGCAGTCGGTAATGACCCGAAATTCTACGACCTTGAAAGTGTAGAATCTTTGTTTGACACGGCTGTAATTGCCCTCACAAGCACTTATTTCACATACCGGGTGGCTTTAACCGACACGGTGACTTATCCGATTAACCTAACTCTAAATAGCATAATCGGGCAATTAAGGGGCTTATACGCAACTTATAGTGAAGAAAGAGGTTACTAATGCCTAAAGTTAGATATTTACCCTCAGACTTTCGTTTTAAAGCTGATTTTGGTACATACCAAAGCACCCCTAACAAGTTTACGGGTGTGAGCGTGCCAAAGTTTGTTAAACAATTCACATTGCACTATAAACCCCACACTCGCACACTCAATCAAGAGTATTTGGCCCAACAAAATGGCGAAAGCGATACAAGAGTTATCGTTATTCGTCATAACGCTAAAGTGGTAGAAGGTCAAGTCGCTGTTTTAAATGGCACTCAGTATGATATTGTGCGTGTTAGTCCGAATGAAAACTTTGGGCTTAATCGCTACGACTTTTTGACATTGCGGAAGCATAAGAAAGTTGGGTGATAGCTTATGGTAGGCCTTGACAAAGCACTAGAGGGCTGGCTTGAAACAGTAGCTAGCATTGGTGATTTAACACCAGTGGAACAAGCTAAAATAACAACCGCTGGCGCAAAGGTGTTTCAAAAGGAACTGGAAGAAGTTACTAGGGAGAAACACTACTCAAACAAGAAACATTTGAAGTATGGGCACATGGCTGACGGTTTATCTGTCCAATCCACGAATGCGGATGGCAGAAAGAACGGTGTGGCAACCGTAGGCTGGAAAAACAACTACCACGCTCAAAATGCCAGACGATTAAATGACGGCACTAAGAAATACCGTGCCGATCATTTCGTTACCAATGTCCAAAACGATAGTGCCGTTCAAAGAAAGGTGCTATTAGCAGAAAAAGAGGAATATGAGAAACTCATTCGAAGAAAAGGAGGAAAGTGATTTAAGTGTTAGCGACCGTAAAACTAAAAGAGCTAATTGACGGCAAAGAATTTGGTGAAATAAGCGAAGTATATGCAAACAACTTGCCTAAAGAGCTCGAAGAAAATACCGATAAGACAATCGTTTTGCTCACTGAAAGCAATCCGTCCCTTGATTTGAGTGGGAATAATACCTTTTTCGGAAAAACAGACAGGGTAGAGGTACAGATTTTTTACAAGGCTGATATTGATTTTGATATCGAAGCCTTTGAAATGGAATTGCTAAAATTCTTAAAATCTGAGCACTACTCAATTACAGATATGAGAGAACATAGCATAGACCCCGATACGTTACAACTTACGGCGGTCTTTTTTGTTGCTCTCGACAGATTAATTTAACAAAGGAGAAATTACTATATGGCAATTGTAGGTTTGAAAATGGTCCGCCTTGCTTTGGTTGACCCAAAAACCCAAAAACTACTTAAAGGTGCTGATGGCCTTTCAACAGACGGTGTAATCGAAGTTGATTCTAAAATGCTCGGTACTCGTACCGCTAACATCTCTAACTTGGAAGGTCAAGCGACTAAAGTTCCCGGAAACAACTCAGTACAAGACGTTATGATCGCACCGGGGTCACCAACCGTGGCATTCGACTTCAATAACCTTGACTTCGAAATCAAACAAAAAATGCTCGGTTTTAAACCAGACGGCAAGGGTGGTTACGTGATGGATGGTGAGAAACCACACACAGCGGTATTGATTGAATCTGAAACGCTTGACCGCAAACATTCAGTGTTCTTTGGTTTCGCTAACGGAATCATGCAAGAATCAACTCAAAACGTTGCTACCGATACTGATACTGCTCAAACTCGTCAAGACGACAACATGACATTCAATGCCTTGTCAGCGGATGCGTT